TACGAAGAATTACTGGTCCGACAAGAAAGCCCCAGTGTCGCTAGCTGGGTGGTATATCGAAGGTTTGAGTCCCCCGGAAGAGTGGTTCGTGAAAGAACCCAATCCGACTCTCAAGGCCATATATCAGAGAACGTGCGTACTGTCAACTAACGATGTGGATGAAGGTTTTACCACGAGTGCCATGATCGCTGGCAGGTGTGTTTTCACTGTTCGTCATATAGCTCCTGGCATGAAACTTGGTGACAAGTTTTATGCGAAGATCTATGGAAATGACAAAGTTGTGAGGTACGACGGAGTTCAGATGACCGTAGCGTATATCAATACGCTTGACGATCTTATGATCTTAACGTTACCTCCTGAAGTTCCAGTTTTCTACAAGAAGATGCCATATATAAGAGAGTCGTCAAACACGAAATTATATTTGGTATCTCCTTTTGGAGTTCTGAGAACTGGTGAAGTCACACGTGCTGCTCTCAGAGGAGGGTACACGTCGGTAACCGGGAATTTCCCGGGTGTAGTAGAGAAAGGAGACTTTTTCTACTCAACCCACGGAAACGGGCTGTGCGGTTCTTGGTTGGTAACCGAGGACGGTTTCTTGCTAGGCCACCATGTGGCGGGCAACAACCTACACAACCAAGGGTTGGCTAAGTGTTTCAGGCAAGAGACGCTAGCGCAGGTGAGGAGTGCGATCCTGGGGAAGGATAAGATCTTCACCTTCAAAGAACCGAGTTTTAGTGTTGTTGATGGAGCGGGGCTGGGTGCTTCGGTCGTTAAGATCGATACCCCCGGCAATGCTACGTTTAACAGCAAGTCGAACCTGGTTAAGTCGAAGTTGAATGGAATCTATCCGGAGTTGCGAAAACCAGCGAACTTGACGTTCGCTGGCAAAGACTCCACGTTGGTGCAGGCCAAGAAGGCTTTCGTTGATACGAAACCTGTACATGAGCACGCAATGAAATGGACTAAGAAATATATGCGGAGCATAATTCCGAAGTTTAGGTCATTGAGTCCTCATGAGGCTTTCAACGGCATGGAAACGTTGGGTAGGATTCGTCTTGACACCAGTGCGGGAAATCCGCTCGGTGGTAAGAAAGGAGATCATGTTTATGTGTCCCAACACGAGCCTGATGAGTTTTTTGATAGTTTCACTATCACGCCCAAACCCTATCTCGAGGATATGGTTGTGCAAGCACGTAAGGACATCCTGGAGGGTGTCTATGAGCAGAAGTGGCCTACGGTTGAGGCGCTCAAGGATGAACTCCGGAACACGGAAAAAGTGGACTCCCCTAGGGTGTTTGCTGTAGTTCCGTTTCCTGAGTTCATCATGGAGCGTATGGCTGTTGGGCACTTGCTTGTGAAGTTACATGAAAAACGTTATGAGACTGGCGTGATGGTCGGTTTGAACGTCTTTTCAGACGAGTGGGCGGAGTTGAGACAACATATGACGAGCTTGGGCGATAATTGCTTTGACGGCGATGTCGGCAATTATGACAAGAATATGTTGTCAGTTTTCCAGCGGGAAAACAACGAAGATGTCGTAGATGCGTGTGTGAGTAACGCAGATGACAAGAAGGTGCTAGCTCAAGTGCTAGAAAACAAAGTGTGCAACCTCCGCATGTGCGGAGATTTGATGTACTTTACTACTCACGGTGGGACGTCTGGGAGTTTGATCACGGGCGACTTTAATTCACTGATCCACAAGAGATATAATCTTTATATCTTTTGCAGGTTGTTTTTTAAACAGTTTGGTCGTGACCCGACTTTCGAGGAGTATGATTTGAACGTCAAGTTCGTGGCTTACGGAGATGATTGCTTGGTTGGAGTTTCCAACAAGTATAAATCTTGGTTTAA